TGCTGTTAAAAAAAAGTCGCATGACATTTATATGTACTCAGAAAACGACATGCTCTTTACGAGAGAAAACTTTGACTTTTGGTACGGGTACAAGGATAAGTTAAAAAAAATTAATTATGAACCCTCCTTTTGTCGTTACGAAGAATTTCAAGATCAAAAAATTCCCTTTGATAATTATCGCAACTGGAAGCTAAATGGACTAACAAAAAATGTGTGGGGTGATAGACCTTACAAGGTAGAGACTGTACCTGCGTTAGATGACCAAGAACTTCTTGGGTTTGTAACTTTAGGAAATCCATATTCTGGTCTGATGGTTCTGGATCAAGAAATGGCTGATACCTACATAAATTCTATAAGTGCAGATTTTGTACAAAGTACTAATAGAGTCTCTTTTCGTTGCTGGCCAGAAGGTGACAGAAGTTCTTTAGGTACTTGTTTTGAAAATTTACTCCCTGGTCAAGACCACAGGCGCTTAGTGCCTGTTGTGCGTAACGGCGACTCAATTCAAATTGCTAGTTGTGGTTTGGTGAAGCATCAGGACACTAAGTACAGCGAACAGTTGTTTCAAGGAGTAGATTCGCTGATAACAGTAGAGACGATGCTTGAACTCTGATTTTCAAGAAATGACTGACTTTGAGTGCAGAGTGAAGGACGCAGCTAACTGTGCCCCTACAACAAGTCGTGTAGATCACCCTACGCATTACAACACAGGGGGTATAGAGACCATTGATTACCTGGAGTCTGCTCTGACTCGTGATGAGTATATAGGCTTCCTTAAAGGTAATATTTTGAAATATTTATCTCGTGAGCGTTTTAAAAACGGAATCGAGGACTGTAAGAAAGCAAAGTGGTACATGGACAGACTTGTCTCATTTAGCGAAAAAGTTTGAATTACAGTTAAAGTAGAGAGACGTACAGCAAGCGTATGAATATTAGAGCTTTTGGTTCTGTCTTTGGTCAGACCAGTGAACTACCAATGGCCAGTGGGTTTCTATGGAAACCTGCTGATGGTCAGAAAACATTTTCAACCTGCCGTAGCGTCTTTATCGAAGCTAAATCGTCGTCAGGCAAAGACGATGTTTTTGTCGAGTTTAGTGACGGTCCTGGTCAGTATATTCATGTTGAAAATTTAATAGGTGACCAAAAACTGCCGTTTGCCTTAACTGGGATTAGCGGCGGTTCTATTGAAGGCGCTATCGTTCTCTTCTAAAGCTATGAACCCTTACGACAAGGCAGCTTTCGGCTTTGCGAAAGCATATCAAATGAATATGAGGGCAGCAAATGAGCAGCGTAGCGCTAACTCGCCTTCAGACAATGCCTTCACAGAAGAGATGATGGATGAGGAAAAGGCATTGAACTACTCCCCCTCAGGTATGGAGCCTGCTCCTCCTGCAGATCAATACAATCAGTTTGGAGCAAACGAGCAGGAAGAAGAAATGGCAGGAGCTAACGGGAATTCGGTCGAAAGAGCTAAAGCAAAGGTATCCAAATACCTCAGAGGTTGATTTCGAGGTAGTATGTTGTCATTGACGTGACTTCACAGTGCTTCTAGATTGCTTTCCTTATTTTAATGAACGTGAACTTCTCGAACTGCGTATTCGGACATTAGAAGATCACGTCGATGGTTTCTTGATCACTGACGCCAATAGAACTCATAGAGGTGAGGAGAAAAACTTTACATGCCTAGAAACAATCCGAGAGCTTGGTCTGCCAGAGGAAAAAATTCAAGTCTTGCATGTGGAACTACCTTCTTATGAAGAAGTCCCAGACCCATGGATTCGAGAGCGTGGCCAGAGAGACGCACTAGGTGTCGGTCTCGATTTAATGGATGATGACGATATTTTCATCTGTTCCGATTGCGATGAAATTGCTAACCCTTCTCGGTTTTCTGAACTTATGGAAGTAGTAAAAGAGGAGAAAGAAAAAATTGTTAGACTCAGCATGAGCATGCACTACGGCAGAGCTGACAGACAGCTTGTATCTCCTACGGGAGAGCTGTTTGATTGGCGATGCGGAATTGTAAGTACTGTCGGTAAATTCAAAGATTTTGGTACTCTTTCCTCAATGAGAGCTAGTACGGAGAATCATTATTTTGGAGAACGTGACGCAGGTTGGCACTTGAGTTGGATGGGTGATTCAGATAAGCGAAAGACAAAACTTCGTTCTATTGCTGAATATTACATATGGGATCGCCCTGAAGTACAGAAACTGTGTGAGGACTTTGAACCTGAAGAAGGTAAAACAGACATGTTGGGTCGAGAGGATCATCTGTTGACTTCTTACCCTGTTGAAAATTTGATGCCTGAAGCAGTTAAACTAGAAAGAGTTAAGGCGTATTTACTTCCTGATGGCTAATAAAATGCCCCCCGAGCTTCTCGAAAAGTTCAAGAAAAGTAGAGAAGAAAAATCAGGTTCTAACGAAGAGGACCAAAAGAAAGATAAGCGTAAATCCGCTCTTTCTAAAGCTCGCAAAGCTAAAGAAATGAGTTCCAAAAAGTAATTCTAAGAAATTACAAACCACTGTGTGTGTATAGATGAGTTCCTCCGAAACTAGAACAGCTTTTACCGAGATTTTGGAGGCTTCACGCACTCAAGATCGAAGTAACTCATCGTCCACGATGGTGGTTTTGAGTCATCTTCAGCAGATGATTCTGTTGATGATGAAAAAAGGCTTGGCTTTTTATTGTGACCAAGACACGTTTAAAGGTCGTACAAGATTTTTAAACGATGTCATTAGTCTTAATAAACTAGACATCCGATTCCCAGCAATCATCCGTAACTTTCTTATCGATGGTTGCGGTCTTTTTTACTTCAGACCCGACCCAAAACTTAAGTATCAAATTTACTTTTTTAACAAAAATCAATACCGTGTATACCATGACACGAACGGTAATGTAGAAGAAGTCGTAATTGTCTACAGCTACAAGGTAAAGAACGCTTCTTTAGGGCTACCTACCGACACTTACGGCCAAAACAAAAGGTATGTTCGTTTAACAATCACTGCCAAAGAAATTACTGAAGTTGAGACTGACAGTGAAGTTAGCTTTGAGTTGGAGCCTGGTTCAGTCTTAACTCCAACTAAGAGTAGACCTAACACACTTGGGTTCATCCCAGCCGTGGAAGTCCTCAATAAACCAAACTCAAGTGGAACAGAAGGAGAAGGTGAGTTTGATCCGTTTATGGAGCAGATTGTTTTACACAATCAACTTACGAAAAACGTTGCTAAGAACATTGAGTTTTTTGGTAACCCAACGCTTATTAGCTCTCGGCCACGAACCGATCTTGTAGAAGCAAACGACAGTCAGTCTACTTTTAGGCCCACTATTAGTAGTCAAAGTGGTTTTGCGGGAATGAACCAACCGTCGACTCGGGTTTCTGAGCCGTTCGGAGCAGGTATGGGTTCCGGTTTACGTGTTCCAAGGATTATCGCCAACGTCGAACCCTCGGATCGTGTGGGCTATATGACTCCTGACCCAGTGTCAGGTGACATGAACCGATACATTCTTTTGTTGAGAGAGGAGATCAGAACAGCCTTAGGTGGGGTTGATGAGATCTCTATTTCTGCTGGTGCTACTGCCACAGAGATTAAAGGTTTGATGGGACGAGCCCAGGCAACGGCTCTTCGGAAAAACAAAGGATTTTTGACTTACGGCTTTAATCGTCTTCTTGAGATGATGATCTATCACCAAGAAGTAATTTTTAGAGAATCATTTGTCAGTCTGGCTGGGCTTAAAGAACCCAAACCTCCAAAAGAAGAAACAGATGAGTCAATTGAAAAATATCAGCAGTCACTTGTCAAATTTGAAGCTAAAGTAAATCAAGCGATGAAAGTCGCACTGGAGACTAATACAGTTCCTCCAGGTGTTGTCGGTCTACCTGAAGACGGAGAGCGCGAAGTAACCTACAGATTCCAAGGTGATGTCTACGAAGACACTGCCTACGACATCAATCAAAAGTCGATTGTCGTTAGGAACCTGCAGGAGCTGGGTGTTGATAGCATAGAAGCTCTGAAGTTTCTTTTCCCTGAAAAGACTGATTCAGAAAGAGCTGAAATGTTAAAAGGCTTTCCTTTTAGGATGGTCCAACAAACACAATCAGCCATGCAACAATTTCTGGTATTATTAAGCCAGATGTTGCAGTCTCCGCATCCTCTTGCGCCTAATCAGCCTCTAGCGGCTGATCCTAGACTGAATATTACACCGCTCCTTTACAGGACGTTTGACCACCTCGCTGAAGAACTAACTTACTCGGGTAGCTATGAGCCAGCAGATCCAAGCTTCGATCCCGAGCCCGGTCTCCCCGGCGGCAGCCCCGGCGGTGGATCAGGGTTCGGTAGGAACACCACAATGGGTTCCACAAACCCAAGCACCACCTACCCAGGCGGTAGCTTCGGTTCCTATGCACCAACAGCCGTCGCAGGCGGCACTGGTTTCGGACCCTTCTACCAACAACCAGTACAGCCAGTCAACATCTCCATCCTCCCCCAGCAATCCGTGGGAAGCAGCGATGGGTTCGTTGGAGCGGGTGCTGAGTCAAGTCAACTCGACATCCCTCAGCCAAACTCCACAGTCTTACTACCAGGCGGAGCAGGCGCAGGCTACTCCACAGAACAGTCAGACTTTACAGGCCCAGCCTTGGGCTTATCAGGCACCCCAGGCAGCGCAGACCTTACCTACCAGCGTTACACCGACCCAGGCTTCCTATCCAACTTCTACGGAAACGAAAGCAGGAATCAGCGACGTAACCGCAGAAGTAGTTAGCCACTTCGGTATCGAAGCTCCGGGCATTCTTAATCAGTACGCCTGCGGACTCGAAGATCTTCTAGTTAATCAAGCTACCCAGCTTGACACTATTGCTGCTCGTCATGATGCGATGCAGACAATTTTGACAGACCCTGATCATCTGGCTAACTACACAGATCGCTACTTCACTGAAGTCGTGCCTGTGGATGTTGATGACAACGCTCTGGCCATGCAAGGTCAGCAAGCAGGTCAAGCCTATCAACAGACCTACGACATGCCCGCTCCTTCAGCTGGTGTAGCAGGTTCACAACAAGGGGTTGCTCCTCAACAGCAGTGGGATCAGTTCACTGATGTGATGAACCGTAACCCTGAAAACGCTTGGCGTGTTCTTGGTGCCATGGGACCAGAAGCTATGCGCTCAAAGCTTTTGTTCATGGATCCTTCCTGACCCAGTTAAGTTAATCAGCGAAATTAAGCTCCCTAACTGGGGGCTTTTTTCTTGCTATTCTTTATTTAATTAAGGCTTTTAAAATGCGTACTCTTGGTGATAAGCAGCGGAAACAACCTCAGCAAACAAAAGAGGTAAAAACCGTAGAAGCTCCTGTCGAGACTCCTAATCCTCCAGCTGCTTCAGAATCAAATCAAATTTTTGATGAGTCAGTCGCTTTAGGTTAAATCTGAAGTTTGTTTTTTGACTTTTGCTTCTAAGATTTTATCCGCCATAGACAAAAGTCGAATCCCTGCATAACCACATACAAAGGACGTGGCTACAGATTCTGACTTTGATAAATTAAACTTTTCTGATACAGCAGGACTAACGAACACAGCTAAGAAATAACCAACTACTAATGTTCTTATAAGCATGAAACCCATGTGTTTCATGTTTTTTTTATGGACGATAGAGTCCGTAAGGGAACCTGCTACTGAGGCCATAATACCCTCTCCATCATTTATCAAGATACCGAGTACCTTTGCTCCAAAAAATAGCATCCAGAGCCAAGCAAAAGAACCTAAGCTTGTTTAATTTTAACTCAGGTAAACTTATATGAGTTGATTTTACGTAATGGTTTATATCCCTACTTCCAACTGGAAATACGACAAAAGCCTTTACCACTCGATTCAGTCTGGACCTCAACGAACAGGAGATAACTTAGATCGAACAGATACGTACTTAACTTTTTCTAGTGGCTACGTGATGCCTAATGGCGTTCAACAAACCTATGAGTCAGTAAGTAGCGAGGGTGCTGACTTTGGAGTTATTCGAGTAGGTCCGCCAAACATCAGCGGTTACTTTAATACCGAGTGGAAGGCAGTACCACCGGCAATAAGTGGTTACTGGACAAATTACGACAACGTAAACCCTCATGCTTCAGGTCTACTAGACAGCTATGTAGGCTTTAGAGCACAAGGTTTGTATAAGACAGCAAACTCAACGGTTCAAACCGCGATCGGTCCTCAACCAGGTTTACGGAACTTTGGATCATTCACGTGGTATGGAGAACAAGTACCAGATAATCAAATTTATAGTCCGTTCCAAACTCCTAGATCTAATGACAACTCAAGTGAAGGAGGAGGAATTACCGGCGGAGGTATAACGCAACCTAGGTTACGTGCTCCAGCATTAACTAACCCAACTAATGACACTACGGGGTCAAGAGCAGCTTGGGTGTACCACTATCCGATCTATTGTCAGAGTTTGGTTGAGACGCGATATAGCTCAGCACCAGGTCAGATGGGCTCCCCAACACGTAACAGCTACCGAGGTAAGTCCTCGCGTTACGTACCAAACTACGGCTCCGTATATGGAAAACTTGGAGAAGGAGTTAGGAACATGGTACGCACCTTTAGTCCTGGTGTTAATAGCTCTAATCAAAAAGGCATTTAACTTCATTAAACCACTATAAATGCGACACAATTTTCGTTCAAACAGTATCTACTGGTTTATATTTATAAAGTAGTTTTTTTCGAGGGAATCCATTGTTCATCGACAATGATTTCCCGAAGATTCTCGGTGCAGAGCTTTACCGTCCGCACCCTGCTTACATCGTAGAAATGGCCGCTGAACCAGTGGTCGTACACGATTTTAGTAAGCAGCCAGGCCAGACGGTACAGCTTGATCGTTACCGGTTCTTCGGAAACCCTGGCTCTAAAGAGTCACGCGAGCGTACCGCTGAGCAGACCATTGGTACTGCTAACAGCCGGAACATTGTCAAAGACAAGGTTCTGGTAACCCTTAAAGAGTATACCGGCCCTGCGGATCCTTCAGATCCTACACAGCCTTCTACCTTTAAGATTGCGCGTGAAACTCTCATCACAGCGCAGCGCCTTCTGCTTGATACAGGCAACCTTACAACTTTCCACCAGAGCATCGGTTCGCTGACTCTGCTGGATGATTATCGTCGTTGGCGCGACCGCGTCTTTGTAAACGAACTTCTTAAGTCTGTTTCTAAAGGCCAGTCTTCCGATAGCCAGGGTGGTTACTACTTCCCCGGTGATCTTGCAACTGGAGCCCTAACTTACACCAACGCCGAGCAAGCTAAGTTCGACGTTAAGGATGACCTCCTTCGTGTGGTTAAGTCTCTGCGTAAGCGGAACACTCCTACATTCCAAGATGGTTTCTATCGCTGTATTTGCGATCCCACCTTTTTGATGCACCTCCGTCAGAATTCTGACTTCCGCGAGGTTGCACGTTACCCCGGTAACGGCCAAATCAACCCACTTATGTCTGGGATGCAGCCTAACGCTGCTCTCTACATGGGTCAGGGTTTTGGGCAAGCCACCTTCTTGGCTGGCGAGCCGATCATGCCTACCGGCTTTGTGTTTGAAGGAGTTCGCTTCTTCGAGTCCACAAACATGCCAACTCAGACTCAAGCTGCCACGATTGCAGCGACAGCGCAAGACTACAACGCAGCTGTTGGTATCTTCTTCGGTCCTCAAGCCATTGGCGTGGGTATCGGTGGATCCAATGCTCAAGTCCTCTTGAACAATAACGACGATTTTAGTCGCTATATCATGATGATTTGGTCGTTGTATGCAGGTTTCGAGCTGCTTAATGCAGATTTCGTAACCGTTGGTTACTCATTCGACGCTTGAGGAGGTAACTAACAATGATTAACGCTAACCAGCTTCACGTTTCCAAGATTTATCCTGGAAACTACGTAAACGTTCTGCGGTATTGGCACGAAGTCAAGACCATGCAGTTCGAGAACGCAAATGGCGTTCAACAGAGCTACACGAACCAACCTGTCGGCGGTCCTGTCGGCGTTGTGTTCCGTCCCGGTTGGATTGCTCAACAGGCAGTCGGTTATGTCGACCTGAGTTATCAGGCTCTCGGCACTAACAATCAGCTGAGCTACTACACACAGCCTTACGGCTCTGGGTCTAACGACGCTAATCAGCCGTTCCTCAACGCGAACGTCATCATCCCTTCTCCTGACTTCCATAAGGATGTTCGGGCTGACATCACTGATGGCCTTAAGGCACCTGCAGGTGCTTACGCGTATCGTGCATCACTTCGTGTTGACGGCGGCGACGTTGTCAGTTCTGGTGTTGCCGGTGGTTCTGCCACCCCAACCCTGACTCTCATCCCTGCGGTGGGCGAAGGTCTTTCTGCTGACGGCACCGTCGTCAGTGGTCAGTTCGGCGTTTCGATTGTCGGCTCTAGCAGCCGCATCGCTAACGGCAGCGTGGCCTCCACCAACATCGTCGATTCCAGCACACTTGCTGCTTTGGGATCCGAGACTCAGTGGAAGTTGTTTACCACGACCAACCTGGGCGGCTCTGCTGCTTCTGGTTTGGCTCAAGGCTCAGGTATCTACGATCCCCGTGCCGGTGCTAACAAGCTGTCTGGTGATGACAAGGCTCTCGCTATCTGCGAAGTTTGTTGGATCCTTCCTGACGAACCCCCCGAGCGTCAAGACGTTGCTCTGCAACCTGACGGTTTGGTTGAGTCACAGGTTTACACCTCCACCTCACCTTCCTGATACACTAATTAGGAACACGGACGACCCCTCCCGCCAGAGGGGTCTTTTTTTGTGCTTTAGTAAACATATAAAACTAATTTTTTTCAAAATATGTAGAGTTGACTTACTCCATTGCGCTCATGAAGCACTTATGGCTAATAAAGAAATCTCAGATTTAAAGTTAGACAGAAAAGAATGCGAAAAATGCGGCGCTACGTGGTTAAATGGACAGCATTTTTGGGCTACAGGGGCAAAAGGTAATGAATATGACCTAGCTGGGCTTGTTTGCAACCGAGCAAACTCAGAAAAGTGCATAAACCCTATGAAAGGTAGTGAAGAAGGTGATACTTGGGATAAAAGAGCGGCATTTATCGATGGAATTGACGAAGCAATTAAAAAAATGCTGATGTGACTAGTGCTTTTGCAGTATTTTGATATACACTGACGATAAATGGTGATCTGTAGATGACTACGAAGGTTTTTAAGCCCAGCGGCGTAAAAGTAGATATCCTTTCGACTCACGACGACGGTGAATACTTCATGTGTCGTTCAAACACGACAGGAAAAGTTTTTTTTGCGCATAAAGATCAAGTTGACGACTTTATGGAGGCAAATACACCGACTCCAAAGTCAAACGCATTGAAAACAAGGCGCGGGAGACGTGCTGTAAAGGGAGAAGAGGTAAAAGAAGAAACAAACACCGTGGTTAAGCCTCTTCCTCCTGCAGACAACAGAATTAATTTAAACACTTTGACTGCAGAAGGTCTGACTCAGTGTTTACCGGGCGTTGGTCTGAAAACAGCTAAAGAAATTATCGAGTTAAAGCAAAGTTTGCCTGGAGAAAAGTTTAGTAAGCTCGATCAGTTGGAATCAATTAAGCGAGTTGAATGGGCGGAAGTTTTTGCTACTGGAGTTGTTTATGTTGAGTGACCTACAATAAGTACCTAAGGTGGCGGGTACTTAAAAAATGGCGCAGCTCTCAATTAACGAGCTAGAACAAATCCAGAGTTTTCTGGCTCAGCAGGGCGTCACATTTAACGCTACGTCAACTGATGCAACTAAGCGTGAAGTAATTTACGCAGCAGTTAACCAGTTATCCAGAAACCCAGCACAGACCTTTGGTTATGCGCTAGACGACTTTAACTTTAGTCGTACTGCGTATCACCTAGGTTTTAATATTGCGACTGTACCTGCTGGAGATTACGCAAGACTATTAGAAGCTTGTAATAGCATTCCGAGTGAATTTTATTACGACAAAATTGTTCAGCAGCTTGAAAGGTGCGAAGAAGCTGAACGTTTGACTGAGCTGGCTACAGGTCGAGCAACTAGTAGACAAGAAACAATTCTTGGTGACGTTTCTCGTTCTATCAGCATTCAAGACAAAAACGAAGTAACAAAAGTTTGGAGAGCTAACTACCTGTACGAGTGTGATCGTCTAGCTGAAATGCTTTACGTCCCTAACTACAAGAACCCCGTGGCAGCTCGGTATAGGTTTGAAAGAAGTGGAGGAGAGTTTATTCAGGCAATTCCTGGTCCTCCTGATGTGTCACGAGCTGACCGCCTGTATTTTTATGCAAACTGGCGCTAAACTTAAAGCACGAATAGTTTTTGGTTTGTAGCAAATGGGTTTTTTTAATGTTATAGGAAAAGCTGGGATAGAACTCGGTCAAGCTGGAATTAGAACTGTTGATGATTTGATCCGTAACGTTGTGCTTCCCGCTGCACAGATGACGGGTGATGACCTGATTGTGGAGAAGGTGATTAAAGAAGGGCACAACATGGGTATGAGGAATCTGCCCATTCTTCCTCGACCTGGTTTAATTGGTGAGTCGCCTCAAGCTGTAAACCAAGCAATTGATGCTGTACGACGTACTCAAGCACCAGCGCCTCGTTTCGGTGGAAATGTTGAAGCAAGAAGTCCTTTTATTCCTCAAACATCTCCCGTTGCTCCGATAGGGCCACGCACTCGCGGCGGTGACATTGTTCCTGTAAATCCTCAAGCTGCCCCTGCTCCTCGTCGAGAAATTCCTAGTGAATCTTTCATGCGTCCAACGGCTGAGAATGTTCCCGTCGTACCTTCAAGTAACACAAGGCAGTTAAGTCTTGATCTGAGATTTCCTGCGGGTGCGCGTAGCTCTAGAGAAGTCATCACTTCAAAAGGAGCTATTAAACCAGAAGGCTCTAACGTTGGAGGCCAGTTTTACAACCCAGAAGCTGCTTCAGTAAGAGATCTTAGGGATGCAGGAACTTACGAGGGCTTTAGGAACTCTCCTATGAGTGCGGATCCGTTCCTTGACGGACAGACAAATCTTTTTGCCCCTAAGTCTGAAGTAGAGCAAGCTATCGAAAGGTTCAATATCGCTCGCATGGGCGGTATGCCTGCACCCGTTGGAAGACAAGCACCTGTTCCTGAGTTTGGACGCGGTGGTTTAGTGCGAAGTGGGATGGACGACCTTCCTGTTGAAAGAGTCCGTGTTTCTGTGGACCCGTCCGCACCTAGAGCTTCAGCTGCAGTAGATCCTGTTGTTTCAATGAACAGCGCGACTGGGGCGAGGCAAGTTGATTTGAGCAAGATGCTTTCAGATCCTAGAATTCTTGCGGCTCTAGGAGCTACAGGTTTAGGTGCCGTTGGTGTTGGAATGATGAACCAAGGGGGCGGAGAAGAAGCAGTAACTCCTCAAGCACCAGTTTCTCAGGATCCTGACCTTCGTATCGCTGAAAGACTCACCGGAGATCTCAACGCCAACCCTCTCTTCCGTGAGCCTGATGGATCTGCACTCGGCGGCAGTTTTTCTGAGCAAAGTGAGTTAGGTCGTTTGCTAAGAGAAATTCAGAGCAGCTCAGGAGCTAACCCTGAAAGCCGCGCTCCAACAGTAACCGGCGGTAACGATCAAAGGCGGAGCGTAGTGCGCGAAGCACTTCAACAAGCTGATCCTGTTGCTGCTGCAGTTATGCGAGCTACAGAGCCTATGAGTCCTGAAAAGTACGGCAGTGCTGCTGAGTACTACGCAGCTCGTCAAAACTATGCTTCTCAACCCTCTATCCGTGCGCAACTTGCGAGTCAAATGGAAGGCGATATGGCCACGTGGGCTGAAACTTATCCTGCTCTTGCCTACGAACTTCAACGTCGGTCGATGAGCAATCCACAGGCAAATCAACAGTCTGCGGAATCAGTCACTACTTCGTATCAGACTGGAACTCAGATGGGACCTCAAGTAGAGAACAACGCTGCAGGTAATGCATTCTTCGCAGGCGAAGCAGCTGTTACAGGAGAGCAAGGAGCACAAGACTTGAAGAGTGCTACTGACCCTATCCCCGCTAAGAGTCTTAATTTGATTCAGTCTTACCTAGACTCCGCCTACCGTTATTGAGCTAAACTTAAATACAACTAGGTTTATTTCATGGACTCATCCCCAGAAAATAATAACCAAGGAGGTAAATTCCTTAACGCGTTAATCCAGGGAGTTCGCATGGCTGCGGACTTCAAGCGCGGTTACGATAACCCAGATTTTTATCGCGGTAATCGTACACGTTTAGCATCTGATAGGTTCCAAGATATGATTTTGGAGTCACAGCGTCGTAATGACGAAAGAGCTGATGCAGCTAGAGCTGCACGTATGGAAGCGGATGAAAAATCTAGAAATTCTCGTTTACTAACAAATTTGTATAACAGAGGAGATATTTCTAAGGAACAGTATCTTCAAGGTATTACATCAGGTGTGATGCCTAGCTTTGATGCACCTGAGTCTGTACTTAATCCTGAAACCTTTGACTACAGTAAGTATGGTTTGGAGGGTTTTGGTATGGAGGATATTAAAGGGGTTTTACAGGATTATCCTGGTACAACCTTTGATCAGCTACAAGAACTTGGTGAAAACGCACGTAACCGTGGATTAAATATCGGAAGTAAAGCTAGTGACGTAATAGGATTTTAAACTTCTAACCGACCCCTAAACACACCCTGAACATACAATGGCTTCAACTAGTACCAACAAGCAACCCCTTATGGTTGATCGTCCTTTCTTTAGGGGCGCTCGAATCAACAACGGTACTACTGTTGTTGCTAATCCCAGTAACCCTGACTTTGGGGATCTTATTCAACTAGTCCGTGTGGGAGACATCCCCTCAGAAGACGGTGGCCTAGTTGAAGATATTTTTCTTGTTTCATCTGAAGGTTATCCCGACGATGGCGGAGTAAGGACAGCTGCATTTGGTGTTTATGTCTATGCTCCAAACCAAGCAGCACCTTCTACCTCCACGTCTCTTCTCGTAGGTAAGTTTCAGGTCGGTTTGTCTGGAGGAACTGAAGGCGTTATTCAACGAGTTGAACTACCAGCAACCGTTGCACCAACTCCTCAGGTTGGCGACACAACCCTTGTTTATCCGATTGAACGAGGTAAGTCTGAAGCTATGTACCTGGAAAAAGGTTACATTCTCTGCATCGGTTACTTGGGTAACGGACCCGCTGCTGTTTCTGGTGGATTGAGTCCTTCCGGCGTCACAATCATGGCGCAGGGCGGTTTCTATTAAGTAATGGCCAGGAGGAAAGGGTCAGATAACTTTGGTTTTAAAAGCCCAAACGAAAAAAGTCCTCAATCTGACTTTAGTTTCGGCGGAGTTAGAGGCGCTAGTACTACAAATCAATTAAATAAAATAATACCTATCAAGGAGAAGTTTAGACCTAACTTCAACTTGAAAGACTTTAGTGTTCTGTATGACTACCAGTACGCATCCATGTGGACACGATGGAGGCGTGGCTATGAGTTGTATATGTACGCCAACCAGGCGTATGTAGGTTTAAATTATTCGTTTCGCTATTTTATTTCTGGTGAAGCTGGTGTAGGGGCCGCTCTACCAGGGATTTGTTATATGTACCCAAGCATGAGTCAGGACATGGCTATGCGGATGGTAGTTATTAGACCAAGAGACTCATTTAACTTTCTCGACTTTGGGTTTTCGATTAAATCAATTATCCCTACTTCCACAGAGAATGTTTATGCCATAGAACTTTCTAGTAACTTCGGTGCTCCAATTTCTTTCTTTACAGGAGAAGTTTTATCTGATCGATTTAATCCTGACGGCACAGAGAAAGCTACTTACAACAGTTACGTTGTAATCGGTGTGGGTAACGGACCGAATGCACTGGTCCCTAATTTTGCTCCTATATTCAACACAATTTTTATATCCCTTGACACAGATAATAGTTGGAAAGTAGTAGATAACAGTACTCTTAAAGCTCCTGCTGATCTACCTACACCAGGAGATTACTTTTCTACTGAGATGCGTTTTGGCTGCAACTGCCCTGACTATTTAGGTCGTGAAGAGTTTAATCTTTATAAATACAATACAAAAAGACAGTACCCCTATACAAGAGTTCAAGACTTAAAACCAGGTGTTTACGACGTGGGAGCAGACTTTACTAAAGAAGGTCAATCACGTGAAGTAGATACTCGTGATTACACCGGCTACACAAGAGATTTTGGTTTTATCTACATTCAAAAATTACTTGAGATAGCTGAGTATAGAGACAATGAAAAAGTATATTCAGACCCTAATCTTATTTACTGGCGACCTAGGTGGTGTAAGCATATTTATGCAAGTTTTTGGGATTTACAAAACAAATTTGGCAAAGACGTTATTGAACCAACGTGGCTAAATCAACCTTCAGACGAACCTATGGATGGTGCTTATTTAAATCAGTTCTACACAAATATGGAAAAACAGACAAGTTTCAAGTGCCGGGAGAAAAGGCTTTCCTGGTGGGAAAAATTCTCTCCTTCTAGAAACACGACACCAGTACACATGTTGTATCCCGACATGAATCCCACTGTCACAAAAGTTTTAAACTTTGACACACTTAACTCAGGTGTTACAAACCCGCTAAACCCTAGTGGGTTTGAGATGTTTGACATTGATCAGTACAACCCTTTTCTCCCTCCTGACCCAGAGACAACACCAAGGATCGATGGAGGTCAATACTTCAATGGTGTTTTGGTTAGTGGCGCTAGTCTCATCTACGATGGCGGTTCTTACGTGAATGGCGGTTTGACTCCATATCCGTCCTTCCCCTCAATAACAAACGGAGGTACTTACTAATATGGCTTCTACTCCTGTAATCCTGCTTCTCAAGCGAACAGGTAACTCTTCAGATAGACCAAACACAGTAACAGTTCAAGCTGGAGAACCAGCCCTTAGCTTCGGTGGGGCTGACCCAGGACTTTATTTCAAAGACTCTGCTGGTGCAATTAGAAAGATTGGAGGTAGCCATTATGCGACTACAGCCCCTAACTCAGCTCCAGCAGGTTCTGCAGGTAATTCTGTAGGTGAGTTGTGGACACTCAGCACAGGCAGTTTTTATCTACAAGTCTGGACCGGATCTGCTTGGCAAAAAGTAGGAGCTGGTTTTGCGGACATAGCTGGGCTAGCGAACACCGCGACTACAGCTACTACAGCTACTACAGCTACTACAGCTAATGTAGCTTTGGAGTGTACTGGCAAGGTAGCCACTACTTTTACAGGAACCCTACCCTCTGTAGGAGTAGCTGGAAGTTTAGCTTTTGATACCGGGACGGGTACGCTATACGCCTCTGACGGAACGACCTGGGTAGCTGTTTAGCAGTCTCTCAAAGTTGATTTAAGCATCCACGAACCTTTAAACAGATGGCCGCAGATGTTTGCGGCTTCATTTTCAATGTCAGGTGCCCCCACATTTCTCGCAGTTTCAACTAAGTCTTTAGCTAAGAAACCCCCATTTTCAAGATTTTTTGTATACACAATCAGGCTTTCCCTAGCCTCATAAGTTTTTACAAGAGGAAACTTTTTGTAAGCATCCATAAGTCCGCACTGACACATAGGCATGCGGTAATCCATGCTTCGTACCTGTTCTGAAACAGTGTCAAAGTCTTCAATGTGCTGGTTGTACTGTTTTTTTAAGAACTTGTGTACCGCCAAAAAGTAGGGAGCCTCTAGGTTTAGGTGCAGCAAGTGCGCCTGAGTATTGAGTTGATAGAGGTAAGAACCGAAAGAGACCATCTGATAAACCAAATTATCAGCACTGGCCTCCTTCGTGGTAATGACTTCTTCTAGCATTACTTCTTGCTTCGGAACCTCAGAAGCGTTCTGAAAAATTTCAGTGATACTAGAAGAGTTCATTAGATCTAAATTACGGAACAAACCTGAGTTTCTTCTACTTTAGCCTCTTCTGGTTGTGCGTTTAGGTAAGATTCCAACGCATCTTGATTTACTCGATACAAAGACTTAGCTCCATTGGGTTGCAAATTTACAAAGATCTCCTTAGGCCATCCGCCGCTCTGATTAGCTTCTGTAAGGGCAATCCGCTTACGCACAAAACCAGCGGAGCAGTTCAAGAGCTTTGCGGTTTCAGCAATAGTCAGGAATTGTGTAGGTTCCATTAAAGGTGAGGTTGACAGTGTAGTTAACGATAGAAGGTTAGCAGAGATCTGTATAAAGCAACTACATGATCACCGTTTTCACAGTCTTTTTACTTTTTTCTACAGTAAAATGTTGAGACGTAGACGAAGAACCCGTGGCTATACGCATCGCAGGAGAAAAGTTCTCTGGGTACAACAAGCCACGTAGAGACTCAGACGGAGGTAAGAAGTTTGCAGTAGCCGCAAAAGAAGGAGACACAGTGCGTCTAGTCAGGTTTGGTGACCCAAACATGAAGATCAAAAAACACATACCAGCTAACAGAAAAAGTTTTAGAGCACGTCATAACTGTGAAAACCCTGGAAGCAAATTAAAAGCACGTTATTGGTCTTGTAAAGCTTGGTGAGCTTTGCTTTTGTCTTTTAATTTGAACTAGAGTGGTTTTAGTTGAACGAACCAGAGATGATGAGAGAAGATCCTGGCGAAAGCATTGTCATTAGTCTGACAATGGAAGATGACTTTACTCTCACTCGACTAAAGAACAAGGCTAGTGTTTTACGAGGAGACGCCAAAAACAAGTACCTCTGGAAGACAATTCTTAGGTTTGTCTGTCGCGAACGCGCTTATAAAACTGTTATCGATGACCTTGGTTTAAATGTAGATACTAATGTAGATATATTTGCTGAAGAAGATGACTGAACTTATCAGCCCTAACGCACGTAAGTGGCTTAACACGATTTCTTATGCGGAAGGCACATGGGATGAAAGCAAAGGTGCTCCTACTTACGACGTAACTTTTGGCTATCAAAAAATAAATGACCTTTCTGGTCACCCAAGAAAAGTTGTTAATTCCGGTGGACACAGCAGCGCTGCAGCAGGTGCTTATCAATTTATGCCTAGTACTTGGGATGGAGTACAACGTTCTCTTGGACTCCCTAACTTTGGGCCTGAAGCTCAAGATATAGCTGCCTTAGATCTTATTAGAGCACGAGGTGTAGATCCCGATACAGCTCCTATTGACAGAGAAAACCTTTCAAAGCTTTCACCGGAATGGGCATCCCTACCAACTAAAAACGAAGTTAGTTATTACCCAAATCAAACGGCTAAACCCTCTAATGTGTTGATTAAGTTTGCGTCTACTTTTTCTGGACCAGTTGCTTCGGAAGAAACCAGTACTCAACCCTTTCGATCACAGTCAACTTCAGCTCAACAACCCGATATACGAAGGGATTTTATGTCTGATCCTACTAGTTCCGTTACTGAAACTAGTGTTGATCAGAATGAAAAAGCGGATTTCTCTTATGAAGATAAACTTTTTGATCTTTTTCTACAAGAAGCAAAAAATAAACAAGAACAGAAGAAAAAATTAGAAGAGGAAAACAATCGTTTAATTAATCAAGCTAACGCTTCAAAACAGGCAGCAGCTCTCCTCGTACAAAAAGCTATGTCCAGTTTTGCTACACCTAAGTCCATAATCTGATTTAAACTTGTGGGATAAGTAGAGCAATCATGGACTCTTTTAACTTTGATGGTCTTGTCGACACAGGAGGCTTAGGTGTTGACTTTGGTACAGGTAGTTTTCCTACAAATGATTTCGGTGGTTTTGGTACAGGCAGTTTTCCTGTACCTGAATTTGCTGACTATGGCGTTGATTTTGGTACAGGTGGTTATATACCCGAACCTGGCTTTACTTACGAAAACGTTTTCGGCGGTGCTGGCGGAACCGGAGCAAAGAAGTCGGGAGGCTTTTTAGACAATTTAATTGGATCTGTGGGAGATCTTTTTGGTGGAGGATCTTTGCCTGCTGATCCCTATGCGGGTTCAGAAGTTTCTCGTAGCTTTGGGGGACCACGTTCTTCTTATGTCGGCAACACTCAACAGAGAATGAATTCTTTGTTAGCAAATGCTATAGACTCATTTAAAGAACCTAGATCTGTAATTTAATAGCTATGAGCAACCCAGTCTTTAATTTTGGTACAGGTGGTTATATACCCGAACCTGGCTTTACTTACGAAAACGTTTTCGGAGATAATGGCCCGCAGTACACGCCTTATGAGGGTGCGTTCGATCCTGGGGGTACTTATTCCTTCCCTGAAGGAACCACCATTGGTATTGCAGATGGATCTCAGTTTGATTTAAGTGGAGCAAATTTTACGCCTGGTGCGGGAAATAACAGTTTTCTAGATGTTTTGGCCGCTAACGTCGGCGGTCTCGGTGCCGACATAAAAACCCTATTTGGCGGTTCATCCTCAAAAACAGGAGTTGATGCGATTTCTGACTACGTCAAAAAGTCTACTGATACTCTCAATAAGTTAACGGATGAAACAGAAGACAAAGTTGCATCTTATGCAGCTGACGTATATCCAGGTCTTACAGGACTGACTGGAGAGGAAGCACTCAATAAGTACTATGACGCTTTTTCAGACACCATCGCACGTGTAGAAGATCGTGGCTTGAGTCAACTTGCTAACAGACCAGAAATTGATCAAGAGTACAACAGACTTTCTACAAGAGTAGGGAACATTTTAAATAACAACCAGTACAATTTGGCGTCTCAAGTCGGTGGTTACGGAAATATCGCGAGAGGAGAAGGCGTCGTTCAAATGGATCAAGGAAGACTTGATGCGGCTGGCGATCGACTACTAAATGCCAAGTACAAGCAAGCTTACGACTACGGAGATCCTCAGACTTCTAAATTTATTTATGGCTCTGACAAAACAGCTGACGCTATTGGTAAGTACTACAACACTAGTGGAGATGTAGCTGGTTTGATGAGTTACGGCTCTGTTGGTTGATGGCTCAATTAAAGTCAAACTCACTCGAAAACAGAGTTGAGTCTTTTGTTGAAAGGAGATACAACCAGCGAGAAAGAGAAACCCGCACTCAAAGATTTGCGGGGGAGTTGTTCGGCAAAACCTTAGCCGAAAACTTAACAGCTAATAGAGACAAAATTAAACCGCAAGAAGCTCAACCAGAAATAAAACTTGGTTTTGCCGAAAACGATGGATTCGGACCTGACGAATCGTGGGCTTCTGCAGACCCTATTAAATATAAACCCTTCCCAGAGTACTATAATAAGTATCAAAAGTACTGATTGATTCCTCGTACTTATTTTGCTTTGGTAGGTAGTAAATAAAACCAAATACTCTTGCGTTTACAGGTTTAAGATTTTTTTCTTTAAGCAACTTCGGTCTTTCTGACATAACACACAAAGGAAAATCAAATTTAATTTTTTGTGTGACTAACAGAGCAACCTCAGTACTTGTAAGAAATACAATAGCTTCGTCAAACTCTCTTCTTAACCACTTTGAGTAGCAAAGTTCTAGCCATACCCTTTGTGCTGACTTTTTAAATCTAAGTTTTTTAACAAACAACCTATTGTCTGGTGGCTGCTCTTTACCGGCTAATAAATTTTTTGGAGGATATAAAAATACATTTTTAGCGTTCCACTCTTGTTTTAGTCCGTTTTCTTTCCAAGAAAAATAATTATCTGCCTGTACGACAGACTGCGCTTGTTCGCTACTAGCGGGGTCTAAGTTTATGGAACCACCAAAAAAAGCTGTGGTAGTGGCTATTAGTTCTGGAGGCGATACGTAGTCGTCCTCAGAAAATAATACCGTTTGATAGTTCATCTATGTTTTTATTTGCCTCCACGGGGTCTATCAGGTGTACAGCTACCTCTGAATCCTGAATCATCGCTATCAAAGCTAACTCATTGCTGTCTTCTTTTTGAATAACTTTAATAATCAACTCAAACAGCTCTTCTAGTTCTCTGTTCATTGACTCTTGAGCAACAGCTAGATCATTTTCTAAATCCTTTACTGTTAGGTAATTAGATAACTCTGGTTGTACTGGGTTAAAAACTAAAACACCTTTTCCTACCGCAGTTTTGTGCTCAAAGTAAAGTTTGATCATGTCTGCAAGAATCGTTCTTACGACTCCTGCGGAAATCATTCTTTCTTTTTCCTCTCCCTTAAACAGGGTTTTGACTAAGTCTGCTGCTCCGCGAGAAAGATTAACCATTTTTAAAATTGTTCCAAGCAGAGTGGATAATACTGTGTATGTCGTAGAGAAACTTAGAGCTGTTCTTCTCTACTGGATCTATCTTACAGAAGTGAGTACCTTCGATAAGCCCTGTTTTGCCGTCACTGACTATACCTTGGTGGATTAACTTATCTAAAGTTACACTAGGTATATTAAGCCTTTGAGCTACTACTCTTTTACTTACAAAACCAGAAGTTCGACGTGCTCCTGTGTTTTCTGAAGCTAAGAGTTGTAACGAAACATCGATGCTTTCTACAGCAACTTTGATTTGTTTAATTTCTTTGATGATGTCCATTGATAAAAAGTGATGAATTTTTTGGGAGCCCTCTTAACCACCCGATGTCAGGCAATCAGAAACTTGCGGCGTGTCGGAAACGATAAAAACGAACACGCACTCCCAGCTTGGTTTTGTGGGACCGTTCTTACCCACAAGACCACGTCAGTATAGTAGCAGTTTGGCTTTTTCGCAAAAATCTGTAGGGTCTTCTACAAGCAACTTAATAAGGTCGTTCAGCTTATTGCCTACATCAGTTTCCTCTGACGTGTTTTTAATTAACCAAAATTTATAAGCGTTGAGCAGGTACATGTGTGTTTGTTTTGCTTTTAGTGCTCCTGTTTTCCATCGATCACATTCAAAAGATGAGCTGTGTCGAGACTTACCTGTTTTCATCTCCATGTTTCTAATTTCTATCTGAAGGTCTATGTCTTTGATAGTAAATTCAGTCGAACTAATTTGTGCTTTACAGCTTTTAACTGTTTCAGGAGGTTTGTTGTCGGTGTAAATCCAAGGAGGAAGGTTAGGTATCATAAATTCTTTATCCCACAAGCTAGGTTTATTCGTCTCTGTCGAAGAGGAGTGAGAGTACTGAGGAGATCTGTAAGTCGTGACAGCCATTTAAACAAAAAAGAGTGTGGTGTTCAAAACGAACTGGTTTGATAATTTCTAATGGAATAAGTTCGTTTAATTTTGATCTTGTAGCGGAAGACGATTGCCCCGATTCTGAAGCAAGCTCACTGATACTAGCAGGCTGTATTGATCTGAGGTCCATGATTAACCCGTTGTGGCGCTCAATAGCTTTTTCTCTCCTCTGATTTTGTAAATAGTAGAAAGGCATAGATTAGTTCCTAGTTTTTCTTGAAGCACAGTTTTTGTTGCGCTAGCAGAAAAACCTTGAATTTTAAGTTTGACAATAGCTGTTTCTACTTTTGATGTGACTTTGAGTCTTGGGGCAGATCTGACACGTAAATGATGAGGATTAATGCAGTTGTCATTAGAGCACACAGAACACACAAAGTCATCCGGCTTAAGATTTACTTTATAAAACATCTCGTAGGCAGCGCGTTCAGTTCTCGTGGTCCTTTGATCGTTCTCGCTGTATAGCCATCCAGCGTCCTCTGGGTACTCCAGACAAGAGTCAGGAGAGATTAATGGCCTGTTTCTCTCTAGCCACGCTTTAAACAAAGCTGACTTGCCTGTACCAGCTACTTCCAGCTGGTGTCTACACACCTCACAAGCTTTGACCAGGTCATTAGGTAGTCGAACTCGCTTGCGGTGAGTTGCGGGGACAAGGATTGAGTCTGATCTGCCGCACAAGCACTGCCACACGGAAAGTTCTTTGTGGTGCTCAACACGCCAATGTCCTTGAGTCTCAACTGAGATAGGCGCTGAGACAGGTTTACTTAGTTCATCTGTATCAATATCGAGCAGACCCAAAAGGCTCACAGCTCGTAGGTTTAACACCATAAGAAAGCATGCGCTACATGAGTATCATACACTCTTTCGAGGTTTAGGAGACCTAAACGCTCACAAAGCTTACAGAGTGTTTTAACAGGCACCTCTTAGGTAGTAGGTTCAGATTTTCAAAGTTTAATTTCTTTTATTAAGGGAAATCCAGCAACAAAACCAGATTGAGACAAAACAAGATAAAAAAAATTAACAAGGTCCGTATAGGTGTTTAAAAAAAAGTCATGTCACCCTAATTAATTATTTAATTAACTAATAAGATTATTATTTTAATATACTTACAAAGATTAAGTGAGTTATTTTTTTGTTGCTGGTGCCAGCATGAGAAAACTTTTTACTCGGACAAAAGAAAACGGTAAACCCGTGGAACACAAAAAATTAAAAAAAAGTGTATAATTCAGTCAGCTGCATAAGCTTCATGTCTGAGGTCACCGATAAACCACTAGAAAACATTTCTTGGTCTGCTCTACGTGTAAAAGCGCAGAAACTAGGAGTACCCGCCTGGAAGCTTGCTGAAGAAATGACTTTTCATGTTACTGAAGACAAAGTCGCGATCCAGGGTTTATCTAAAAGTTGATCTATATTTTTTGATCTCTCGGTTAAACTAGGGAGTAAGGGAGGGCTTGAGTTTTAATGCCAGAAACTAATATCCCGCCTTGTCTTACGCATGGTGCTAGACCTAGGGCGCTTCATACCCACGATTTTGCGGGTATCATTACAGTATTAGACCTACTCATTAACACGGTAAGCGGTGTGGGAACAGTTTCTTACTCTAGATGTGAGTACGGTTACTCTTATAATTTTGAGGGTGTTGTACGAGCACTAGAGGATTTAAACACAAGTATCAGCGGCATTCAAGGCGGAGGTGGCGGCGATGACATTGCAGCTGGTTCAGGTATTTACTTCACAAGCAGCGGCGACTACACAGTTATTAATGCAACTGTTGTTTCTGCGTCCGGGATATCTATCTCTGCAGGTTCAGGTATTTACCTAAGCGAGGCCGGAACAAAAGTCAACTTAGATGCTGCTGGTGCAGGTTCAGTAACAATCCTGTATAGCGGCAGTACAGCTGTAATTAGCGGAACTGACACTCAAGGCGGTGGAGGCGGAGGAGGATCTGCCGTAATAGTTTCTGGAGCACCAGGCTCAGATTACTCAACCGGATCTCTGTGGTACGACACAAACGAAGGTCGTCTTTTTGTCTATGCAAGTGGAGCGGAGGTATCTAGTCCTGACTGGTATCAAACCAATGCAGAAGCAATTGCACTTAAAAGTGATACACCACCTTCTGGTACTGGTGAAAACTCTCCTCCTCGTGACGGAAGTATTTGGTACAACACCCTCATGGGTTCGCTATTTGTCTACGATATGACAACTAGCGGATGGTATGAAACAGGACCAGAGCGTTCCTTTGCTTACGGACCAGCCGCACCTGCTCCTTCAACCGAAGGTGCTGGTTGGTTAGACACAAACACAAACGTTCTAAAAGTTTGGAACGGATCTTCTTGGGAGAGTATTAGCTAATGGCCAAAGGTAACCCCGAATGTTTAATTGAGACGAAACCTAAAAAAACTCGTCAAGGTCAAGGACAAAACAGCAAGCCTAACCACAACAGAAAAAAACTTCGTGGCCAAGGAAGACGGTAGAATAATAACTACTGACTAGGTCGATATGTCGATTGTTTCGCTCCGCACTAGTGAGAATATAGATGCAGGTGATGCTGTCTACGCAAGTGGAGCTGGTTTAGCAAGTAAAGGAGATGCTTTAAATCAAGATAGGGCCAGTCTTGTTGGTGTAGCTTTAACTTCAGGTTCTCCCGGATCTCTAATTCAAGTAATTAGTGACTCTGTATATACCTCAACAAGTACATTTGTTCCTGGAGAAATACAGTATTTAGCTACAACTAGAGGAAAATATGATACTTATGATGTTATTTCATCTGGTGTAGGGCTTACTGACGCCGAAGGTTTATATGTAACTCATGTTGGTCGTGCAATAACTACTAATAAAATTAATATTGAATTAACTAGACCTGTTTTTGTCGAAAATCCTGTCGCTATTTTTATGTTGGAGGACTCAGGCTCGCCCATTATCGATGCTATCCTACAAGAGGATGGCTCTACAATTAAGCTAGAAAGTTCTACCTGATTATGGCTAGTCAAAAGATATCTCAGTTTTCAGCAATTACCGTTTTAGCTAGCGGTGATTATTTTCCTGTAATACAAAGTTCTGGTACTAGTAACAAACGCGTAGATGTTGGTGTTTTAGATGTTCGCTATGCCGCAACGGCTAGTGGTGAATTAGCACACGAAGCTTTAGCCTCTGGTAATGCAGCATTAGTGGAAGCTGCGGAAGCTTTAGCTTCTGGTAATGCAGCTTTAACCACTAAGTACGACATTACCGGTGGACCTATTACAGGGACTGTAACTACACAGTCTCAAAGTATCGGTCAGATTACAGATTCTGCTCTTACCTCTGGGCTTATTGCTCTAAATTTTGCCACTGGTAATAATTTTGAGTTTGTCTTGGGCGGTAATTCAACTTTAAATTCACCGACCAACGTTAGCGGCGGTCAAACAGGAGTGATTACAATCCGTCAAGATGATGTGGGGTCGAGAACTCTGGCCTATTCTGGTGTTTGGAACTTTGCGGCCGGAACCGCACCTACCTTAACTACTACTGCAAGTGGAGTAGACATTCTCTCGTTTTACTGCACAAGTCCTACTGAAGTCCAAGCTGTCGTCACTGCTGATTACAAATGAGCTTAGGTTCTCAAGGTTCTTTCTTTTTAGGTTCTTCGGGAGCTGCTGCTGGTGGTGGTGGCTATAAGATTCAACGTAGCTTGAGGTTCAACGACGATGATAGTAGTTATTTAAATAAAACTTTTTCATCCTCTGGCAACCGCAGAACCTTTACATTTTCGTTTTGGGCAAAATTAGGGGATATAGCTGCCCAAAAAAACATTATTACTGCTTCTTCAAATCCCGGTGCAAGTAGCTCATCTTCACCTAGAACAGAATTTCGTTTCACTGGTGATGGCGGCATACTGTTTGCTACTAACATAACTGGTTCTTCTTGGAACAGCTTAAGTACAACTGCAGTATTTAGAGACCCATCCGCTTGGTATCACGTTGTTGTTGCTGTAGATACTACGCAAGCCACGGAATCTAATCGAGTTAAAATTTACGTTAATGGTGTTCAAGAGTTTTGGAGCGGATCCGTTGCCGGTCAAAACGACGAAACACCTTACAACAATACTTATGGTCACGCTATTGGTACTTACGCAAATAACTATAATGATTTCTTTGATGGTTATTTAGCTGAATTTATATCAATCGACGGTCAAGCCTTAGCTCCAACTGACTTCGGAGAATTTGACGATTCAA